TATGGGTTGTTGATTCATCTCGTCAGTGGGAGTAGGGCGCGTCACCCTGCATTGCGAGGATCAAACGTAGTTTGCGTAGGCCGCTTTGCCGGAGCTGGCTGGCTCGAGAACGACTGACATTAAGCTCTGTAGCCAGGTCCTTCAAGCTTTGGTTATGGAAGAAGACTCCTTGGATCACCTTGGCTTCCTTCGCGGCTAAGTGAACTATTGCTCTTTGAAGCATTTCTCGGTTGGCCTCGAGGGTGAGGGCATCGTCTGGATCTGAGTCGTCATTACTCGTAGGGCTGGCGATTAGGTCAACGATTGCAGCACCCCGGTCCTTGTTGGTGACATCTAGGGACGTGCAACTAGTCAGACTGTTTGTCATCATGACCTGATGGAGCCGCTCGTTGGTAGTCCCTGTGTACTCAGCGATCTCGGTAATGCTGGGTGGTTTTCCGTTGAGGGTGCTGTACTCGTAGGTGAAACGGTCGATGCGGGTCAGAAGTTCGTGGGTATTTATAGGCAGCCGAATCACACGGGCGTAGCTGTGGATTGCCCGGTTGATTGCTTGTCGAATCCACCAGTAGACGTACGTCGATACGGCGTACCCACGAGTGGGATCGTACAGCTCAAGCCCCCGCATTAGGCCCAGGTTGCCTTCCTGGATCAGATCGGACAAGTCAAGCCCTCGGTTCTGGTAGCGCTTGGCAATGGAGACAACGAGCCTCAAATTGGTTCGTATCATCACCTCCATTGAGCGTTTCCCATGTCGCTGGACATGGGCGGGTGCCAGGGTCTTGCCACCCTCGTGGTGGATCCAGGCGTGGATGCGGCGACAATGCCTCAGTTGCGCCTCTCTCCCTAGAACAGGGTGCCGTCCGATTTCGGATAGATAGGTGTTGATCTCGGATTGGGCCATTTGGGAGTTGTCAACCGAATCTGGTTGAGTCAATGTAAATGTTTGGCGTAATCATTTGGTTATGGGTGCCGGCTGGGATGTCTTGTTGAGCGGGGAGCGGACGTCCATTGGCCGGATGGAAGTGGATGGGCTTCGTGTCCAAGGGAAGATGAGCCTTGTCGAGGTTGGGGCTGGCTTCCGAGTCGTTCTCGATTACCAGGGGACCGAAGACCCGGGTGAGGAGTGCCTGGTAGAAGCGGCGTAGGTTCACGGGGCGAGGCGGGCTTTGTGCAGGCGCGAAGCGGCGTACCACTCGCAGATCTCGGGGGCCCAAGCCTGCAGGTGGGGCCAGATCAGGTCACAGAGTTGTTGAATTTCGAGCTGGGCGTCGCGCTTAGCCCGCAGATCCATGAAGTGCAGGGCGCTGCGCAGGTTGAAGGAGACGATGAAGTGCTGGCGGATGGCGTACGGGATACTGTCCCGGGCGTGCTCCTCGGAGAAGCCATTCCTGATGGCCAGCATGTAACGAGCCGCTGAGTCGACGCAGATGAAGCGGTCAACCAAACGCTGGTCTTCGGTGTACTCGTAGCTCTTGCCTTGGCGGTCTCGGTAGAGGCCCACAGGGCGCAGGTAGAAGACTTCTTCGACGTCACGGATGCCGTTGCAGACATCGAGGACGCGCTTGCCGGTGTAGCGACCCGATTGCACGTCGAAGCTGATGCCCACCCTGTGGGTTCGGGCCTGCTGCATCACTGAGTGGGGGAACCACCCGCAGTTCAGGGTGATGGATGGGTGCTCGAGTGGGCCGTAGTGGCCGCGTTCACCTTGAAGGAGGTGTTTGACGACTAGAGATCCGGCCTCGGTTTCGGGGGGTGGGTCCTGATCAAAGACGAAATTCTCCGAGTAGTCCTGGTGCATCGCCCACCAGATCAGCGTTTGGGGTTGCTCTGTTCGAGCAAGGGCGTTGACCTTAAAGAAGGGATCAATTGGTTGGTTCTCCATAGTCAGTCAAGAATTGGCTTGCTCGAAACGTGGAGTTGGGGGATGCGCCAGGTTTGGCCTGATTCATCAAGTAGGTGAAGGTGGGGGAAGCCAACCCAGAGCTCGCCACCGAGGACTGTGTACTTGTACTGGGCGCGGCCAGCGACGTAGACCTCTTGGCCAACCGTGAAACACCAGGGATGCCTAGGGAGATCGCCGGGCTCTGCGGAAATCTTGGAAAGGCGATCGATTGTTTTCATGGTCAGTGCTTAAGAACAGGGATAGGGGAAAGGATTTGACGGACTTGCTGGTATAGATCCAGCAGAGTTCCGTCGTTGACAATGCGGCGGTCGAAGACGGGGAAATTGTCCAGACCACCTTCGCTTGCGTGCTCGGTGCTACGCCGAGCGGAGGGGCGTTCGACGAGCCAGAGCTCACCACCGAGTGAACGAATCAGTTCCGCTTCGTTCGGGAAGCGGACGTCATCACAGGAAACTGGGGTGCCGGATTTGATGTAACGGGTGGCGGTTGTCTGCCAGCACTGCAGCCAGACATCGGGATGGACGCAGGTGCGGCCCCATTCAGTGCCTAGGGTTTGCATCAGGTGACGGGAGGTCACGTCGATGCCTGGGATCTTCTCTTCCTTGCCTTCGGTGATCAGGTGTTCGATCGTGTCAGGGCCGTAGCCGACTTGTACAAGAAAGGTGCGGATCATCCGCTTGAGGGGACCAGCGAAGGGGATGTTGTAGTAGCCGAGCTCGGTGAGGTAGCTCGCTACGGTGGATTTGCCTGACTGGGGGGCTGGGCTGTACAACCCGATCAGGCGTGTGGTGCGGGGTTCAGTCATCACTAGGGCGGAGGATTGCGAGGATCGAGGCAAACATGGAAAGGCCCGCTTTGCGGTACAGCTCGGGCGGTGAACCGCTTTGGGGGTCGCCCAAAACTTCCCAGAGTTCTTCTGTCAAGAGATCCACGATTCGGTTAGCGGTATTGGGTGAGCTGAACAACATCCCAAGGGCTAATAAGCCATTGGTGGCTAAGCCATCAGGATGGATGCCGAATTTGTTCAGATCCTTTTCGATGGCCTTGACCTTCTCGCACCTGGGGTCAAGAAGTTGGTCCAGGGGAATGTCACGGGTGGCTGCAACCTGGCCAACGAGGGTGGCCCGGAGGGCGTAGCTCAAGTAATCGACTTTGTAAGGCTTCGTCATCATTTCTTCCTCCGCCTCGACTTGGCAAAGGTGAAACGCTGTAAGCGGGCCTGGAAGTGCTTGAACAGTTGCTCCAATGCCTTTGCATCGAAGGTCTCGATCTGAGGTTTGTCGTCGGGTAGAGCGACCACGATCTTGGCCTGGCCTATGCACAGGCCCATGTGGCCGTAGACGTAGTTAGCGGCGGCGACGTAGGCAGCACACTGCATCGAGTACTCGTAGATCTTGTCGGGCTTGCGCTTGCTATCCGCCGTTTTCCAATCCAGGAGTGTGGGTTGAAGGTCGTCGTCAGCGAGGTAAGCGATGCAATCGAGGGTACCGGCATAGCCCAACGGATGCCAGATCGCACCCTCCATCAACAACGTGGTGTCGATGGTGTCGAGGAATGAGCGTGTCGAATTCCAGTACGGGGTGTTGAGGAAGTCGAAGCCGGGCTCGGTGCCGTCGCGGAGGTAATCCTCAGTCCAGAGGTGGTGCTTGGTACCGCGGTAACAGGCCAGCGAGGAGATGAAGTCTGCGCGCTCGTGACCAACAGAGTCACGCCAAGCTTCAAGACCTGATTGGTCACGAGAACCAGAAAGGATGGTGGTGACTGAGGGGCACTTACCTACGGGTGTGTCGTAGGCACGCTCGTCGCCGTCGTGTGAACGGATGGGTTCGTAAAGCGGCAGGGCGCGGATGCGCTGGTCAATGGTTGCTGGTGTCACTGCAGTAGTCGATTCCTGGTTGGGGTAGCAGCAGGTCGTTGGGCTCGCAGGCAAACAAGTCGATGAGAGCCGCCAACACCTCTGGATCGAGGTAACGGCTGCGGCCGAAACGTATGCGGTTGAGGGTGTTCAGCGTGATGCCGAGCTCGGTGGCGAGTTTTGTGGTCGACCATCCACGCTTAAACGCACAATGTTCAACGTTGCGTGCATAAACGTTGAGAAGAGCGGGCCTCTGTGCTGTCATGGATAAATGGTTTTGATCAATCCTACTAAAAAAGGGGCGGATGCTGTCCACCCCATTTAGGGATCGGTTGGATCAGGCCGAAGGATCAGCGAAGGGGTCGTCGCCATCAAACAGGGCTTCGAGGTTGCAGGTCAGCTTGTCAAAGGCGGCAGTGATGTCCTTGGACAGGGGCTTGGGTGGGGCGGCGACCAAGTTGTACTCGGTGTTCTTGCCTTCACCGGTGCGGCTGATCTTGACGTCGTAGCCGTTCGGGTCCCCATAGTCTTCGTCTTTCATGAACTTGAACAGCTGGTCCATCAGGGATTTCTGGGTGATCTCCATGATCTTGAAGTCACCGCTCGAGTAGTCGTAGACCAGGCTCGCGAGAAAGCGTTTGACCGTGAGGTTGCCACTCATGTCGGGGGCCAGGTTCGCGGGAAGCTCCTCGGGGCGTGACTGCCAACGGACTGGTTTTTTATCTGTGGTCCATCCGCCAAAGCCGGTAATGCCTTGACCCAACAGGCGGACACGAACCTCTCCTTGGATCTTGGAAGGGTTGAGGTAGCGGCCTGTATTGGTGGACTCTTTCGAAATCTCTTCGATGAGTTCAGGCGAAAGAAATGCGGTTGTCATGTGGCTAAGAGTGCCTAGGTGGATGGAATGGCAGTGGCGGTGGCGTGGTTCCGAATGATCTGCTCGCAGACCTCGGATGGGGAAGTGCCAGAGCCTGAAGCCAAGTCGACGAGGTGTTGGTGAGCGGTGTCTGTGAGATACAGATGCCGCTTTGCCTTTGGCTGGCCGTAGAGACGGTGCTTGGTGCCCAAACCTGGCGATCGACTCCGTGCATCCTAGGCGGGTACGGTCAAAGTGTCAACCTAATTCAGAACTCTGGCGGGGGGGTCATGGCTCCAGGAAGGGCGGGTAGGCGGCTCCGCCGACGATCCCGCAACTCCGGGTAATCCATCTCAGCACCACGGGTGCTGAACATGGCTCTGCCGTGGTGGAACTCGACGGGAACTACAGGGAACTCTGTGTCCAGCCCGGCCTCGGCTGCTTCGAGGAGCTCGGCGTATGGCTTGAGGTACTCCAAAAAGCTGTCGTCGCAGCGAACCCTCGTGATCCAGCCGCCTTCTTCTTCAAGGCAATGGAGGTTGGCTTGGGGCTTGCAGACCCCTGGCGTGACGACGATCGCCTGGAGACGGAGGTAGTCCCAGGTAATAGGGACCTGATTGGGTTCGTTAGCAGGGATGTTCAAGATGATTGTTGCTACCCAAAAAAGGTACACTATCTTTTGGGGGAGGCAAAGTTGTCCTGGGCACCATTGGCGGTGGTTTCTCGGGCTTCATGCAGTATTCGCATTGGCTTAGGGTTGTCTTACGCAGATCCCTTGCTGCAACTCAGTTCTGGGCCTCGCTTAGAAGGGCTTGTTCGGTTGAGGGGCCCCCCATCGCAGCTGTAAGGGATGTGATCGCGGGTAGTTCGTTGGTCAGTTGAGAGGCGGTCCAAACACCACGGTTCTGAATAACGGCAATCAGTTGCTTGACTCGTTCGGCGTCGCGGGGGGCGTAGCTAGCCCGGATTACGTTCTCCAGCTCCATGATTACGTCAACGCCCTGTTGCATCATCAAGCGACGGATGAGGTAGGCCCAACGGAGGGAGAAGGCTTCGGCCTGCTCGTCATTGAAGAATTTTTGGTGGAGGTCGACGTCTTGCGGTATGCGCTGGCCGCAGAAAACCTCTACCCACCAGCCTAGGGGTGGGGGAGCGCCGTTCTCGGTGATCGCATACGCCTCTGTATAGAAGTTGCTACTGGAGGTATTGGGCAGCAGGGTTTTGGTCGTGGCGTAGCGGTGGACGTAGTAGTTCAGCCGTTCGATCGCGATAAAGGTGCGGGGGCCTGGGCTGGCGAGCTTTACGTGCCTCAGGCCGCTGATCTGGCTGGAGTGCAGCCAACCCACGTTGTCCAGGCATGCCTTAGCAAGTAAGACCATGACCGGATGGGACCAGCGGTTGGTGTCCATCCAGCGGGTGAAAAGCAACCCAAAGGTCTGGTTGCCCTGCTCAAAGTTCTCTAGGGGTGTTGTCGTCGGGGTTAGCGATGGAATCATGGGGTACAGCGCCTGAGGTAAAGACCTGCGGAAACGCACCACTGGTCTCATGGGGGACAGTAAATCCTTTTGAGTAAAAGCTCAAACCTTTTCAGCAAAATGCAGCAGTATTACCCCTTGTTCGAATCAGGTAGCGGCTCTACCGTGTTCAGAGCCGGTTGAGCTGCGACACAGAAAAGCCCTCCCCCGCTGGAAGGGGAAGGGCCACAGTGTTGCTCCAACTGGAGTCTCAAGCGACCCAATCTTAGATGACAACCACGACTTCCGCAAGCCCTTCTCCTGATTTGGAGGGGAAGGCCATTGAACTGCTGCGCCGCGACGTTTTCCCGGCCTGGTGGGCGTTTATCCCCGTGGCTGGCAAGGCCACCTATGTGAAGGAGTGGGCCAAAAAGCCCCTCACCAGGGAGCTGTGCATCGAGGCATACAAGGCCAATTCTGGGTACGCCGGCCTCGGGGTGGTCACCGGTGAGTTCAGCGGGGGCCTGATTGCCCTTGACATCGATGGCCCTGAGGCTGACCAGCGCTACCGGGACGCGGCTGGATTGGGTTACGAGCCTTACGGACAGGAGTCATCCATGTCCTGGACCAGTGGTCGTGAGGGGCGCAGGCAGATCCTGTATCGAGTGCCGGGCTCGGTGGTACCTGAATTGCGTCATGTCAAGACCCTGATCCTTCGCGCTGATGGGGTCTGGCACATGGGTCACAGCGATGTGGAACGCCAGGACGGCAAGGTGACGGGCACAGAGACCAACCCGGAGTACCAAGAGGTGGTGCTTAGGTTCAACGCTTGCCAGAGCGTCGTGCCAGGCAGCCCGCACCCAGAGACCAAGAAGCGGTACCGGTTCCTTAATTACAACGGTGGACTAGTCGCCATGGCTCCCGAGTGGGTCATGGACCTGCTCCGGGTGCAGCGCAAGCCGGTCCAGTGGCTCAGTGATGCGGATCAGAAGGCGCTGGATGCCGAGTTAGGAGAAACAGCGATCCCGTCCAGGCAGATCCGCGGCTGGTTCTTTAAGGAGGAGGTGCAGGCCAGGCTCCGGCCTCGGTTGGCGGATCTGATCTTCAACCACCCGACCTTCGACAAGTACGGCTGGCAGGAGCGGGCCGGTGACAACCCCCAGGGCATGAGTGGCTGCCCTTGGCACGGGGGACGCAGCGGTACCAGTTTTCAGTACTCCAAGGAGAGCGGCTGCTGGGATTGCAAGGCGTGCGGGGTCGGGGGAGACGTCCTCGACTTCGTCCACAAGATCACGGTCAACGATCTGCATGCCGAGCGTCCCCAGGGACCGGACCTCGAGCGCTACGTCGCTGACATCGCCAAGGAGATTGGCTTCAACTACCCGGAGGACGCCCGGGCCCAGGTGACCAAGGAGGCGCCTCGCCTGGTCATGGGTTCTGTTGAGTTCTTCGAGGAGCTTGGGCGCATTTACGACATGGAGCGAAACCCCTCGGTGCGCTCCGATCGGATGGGCCAGCTGGCTGTCGAAACTGGCCGCCGGATGAATGGCAAGGAGTGCGAAGCCGCCCTCGGGGAGTACCGGTACAAGAAGTCGGCGGATGCCCAGAACGCTTCGGCGCGATGGTTTGACGAGGTGGCTGATCAGAACTACGTCATTCCCAACCTTTTGGTACGGCCTGGACAGGTGATCCTTCATGCCTCGGGTGGGGTGGGGAAGACCTCGGCTTGTATGGGCCTCGCTAAGGCGGTCCTCAGTGGGCGAGCCATGCGGGTTCGGGGCATCGATGTAAACGTGGTTCAAGGCCCGGTGCTTTGGATTCAGTCCGACCAGACCCTGGCCAAGCTCAAGCGGGATCTCCAGGACAACGACATCGATCCGGCGGACCCGAACTTTCATGTGATCCGGGGCTTTCAGCTCAACCACATGCGCGAGTTCGCGGACTGGGTCAAGCAGTACAAGCCGGTCCTGGTGGTCGTCGATTCGATCGGATCCTGCTCAAGCCGCATGCAGGTCAGCGAGATTGAGAAGGCTTTTGCGACGCCCCTTTACTGGTACAACGAGGCCAATGGCAGCCCGACTGAGGACGGCTTCCCAGCGTGCTCGATCATCTGGATCCACCACGACAACGCCAACGGCGAGATCCGGGGGAACCGGTATCTGGTCAATGCTGTGGATGAGCAGTGGCACCTCAGGAAGCTCACTGATGACGAGAAGGAGGCCCTGAGGGAACGGGGTGAATCTCCGTCCTCGGTTCGGATGATCCAGATCAAGAAGAGCCGGGCAGGCAGGGAGGGGGATCTGCTCAAGGTCAAGCGGGACGAGAACTTCGCCTACTCCGTGGACGACTACACACCCACCGTCAGGCTCGAGGACCAGGGGCAGGGGGACGCCGATCCGTTCACCCTGGTGCTGGACATCGTCAAGCAGGGCTGCAAGGCCCAGGAGGCCGAGGAACGCGCTCGGGTTGGAATGACCAGGGAGGAGGTGTGGAAGGAGCTGCTGGGGCTCGTACGGGGGGCTCAGGGAGATCGTGCTCGGATGCCTTCCCAGAAGACTGTGGGGAGGTGGCTGGATCGGTGGGTGGAGGACGGGCTGATGGTGACGGACCACAGGGGCGGTCTCACTTCGGGACGCCCCCCTCTCATCTATAGAACCTCGCGTGCGTTGTCTCTGATTGGAGTGTCTTTTTCCGAAACTATCCCAGAGTTCTTCCAGCGCAAGGGATCTGTTTCGGACACCGAGGACGCATGTCCGAAAGTCCCGGAGCTTGAGGCGCCACCGGAGGCCACGCTGGATCAACCAGCACCTGAGTTTGCCGAAAAGCAACCAGTTTCGGACAAGCCTCTGGATGTCCAAAACATGAATCCAGTCCCCGAGGACGATCTGGAGGAATTACGGCTAAAAGACACGCACAATCGCACTACGTGCGCGCGCGCGAGGCAATCCGAGGCCGTGCTCGATGACGAGGAGGACGGGGGGTACGACGCTGTATTTGGGTAGCGGGAGGCCGGCGGCACTATCTGCAGTGTCCCGCCTTGTCCAAATCCGGTATGCCGTTTAGGATGCCCAGATACGGCAAAAGGAGGGGTGGGGAGCCCCTCCTTCTGCGACACCACCGTTCACCGTTGGCGGTCGCGCCGCTCCGCCAACCAAGACCGGAGCTTTGCTCCACACAACCTACTTGACTTTTCTTTCTTCTGATAGCAACAAGCTCGTGTCCCGTTCATGGAATGGGATACGGGTCATCTCTTCAAGGTTCTGTTTCATGAGTGTGGCCATAAAGCCCCTGGATTGGAAATGACCCTTGATCAGGACCTTGGTCAGTTTTTTCAGGTCTTCGAGGTTGGTGCACCTATCAACGTCTTGGAGAGCTGCGGCCTCTGCGAATTGAAGCGAGAGGTTGTCCATTTACGTTCTTTGGTTACCCCACAATGCCATCGCTAAAAACCGAAGCGCACATTCACGCCCTTGAGTGCGTTGATTTCGACTATGTCTCAGGCCCCCATCAGGAGGCGTTACTTAGGCGTCGCCTCAAGGAGATCGCAGAGCAGGGCTGCATTGTTGGGGTTGACACCGAGACTACGGGCCTTGATCCGCTGACCAATCAGGTTTGCTTAATTCAGATCGGCACTGAAGATTTCGCGCTGATCGTCGACCTCGATGGATGGCGTGCGGAGGGGGAAAGAGCGGTCCCTTGGGAGGCCAGCGGCCTAGCTCAGCTCAAGGACTTCTTGGAGTCGAAGACTCCGAAGGTGCTTCAGAATGCTGCGTTTGACCTGAACTTCCTGCGTGCGGAAGGCGTTGTTCTGGGGGGAAGGTTGTTTGATACGATGATCGCCGCAAAAATTGTGAACAATGGAACGGGAGCCAAGAATGACTTGGGCTCCATCGTAAATAGGGTACTAAAGGCTCCTATGCCTAAGGAGCTACAGAAAGCTGATTGGGGTGGCGAGAAGACTCAGGAGATGCTGCACTATGCAGCGCGGGATGTGATCTGTTTGCCCAGGCTTGTGCCTGAGCTGACGGCCGCCCTCAAGCTGTCAGTGGTGCGCGAAGGCTTCAGTCTCTGGGAGATCTTCAAGCTCGAGATGGACGTCTTGCGTCCGATTGCCACCATGCAGTGGCATGGGTTTGGCTTCGATGAGGAGGGAGCTAAGCAGTTGCTGGTGGAGTTAACCGAGCGCTCGGATGCGATGAAGCGGGCTTTTCTGGAGAATCTTGATGCTGAGATCAGGGCTAAAAATCCCGATGACCCTCATGTTTGGTTGCCTCGCGATCAAGACGGTACCTTCAATACCAGGGAAAAGGACTCGGGCTACAAGCGGTTGGGGACCAAGCTGTACAAGGGGTTCAATCCGAGAGCGCCTAAGCAGATGGCGGAACGCTTTGAGCAATCGGGGATCCTTCTGCCACCGGATGAAAAGGGAGCTCCCAGCCTCGATCAGAACCTGCTGGCATTCCTGCGAAGCCATTACCCATTGATCGATCAGTATCTCGAATGGAAGGCGGCCGTTACCAAGGTTTCCAACATGGACAAACTGCTCGAGTCGATTGGACCGGATGGGCGGATCCACTGCAATTACAGGCAGATGGGCACCGAGACCGGGAGGCTTTCAGCGGCCTCGCCGAATCTGCAACAGGTCAATAGGGGCAAGGATTTCAGGTCCAAGTTTGTGCCTGACCTGGGCTACGAGCTCGTGCTCGCTGACTTCAGCCAGGTTGAACTCCGGGT